AAAATAAATGAACTTCAGTTTCAATTAATGTAGGTTTATATTCTTCCCACCATTCAACAAAACGTAAAAACATTTGCCACACATCTGGGTGATATTGAGGGTTGCCATATTCACTTAAGAAATTAAGTTCTTTACCATTCAGGTATTGTTCAATCATTTCATGAACTTGTGTACCTTCCTCCCCTGCTTTTTTAACTATAAAGTCAGCAGAGTATCCCACTTTTTTAAGCCAATCTTCAAAGAATTTACCTTTAGGATAGTGACTTAGTACATAAGTTATAGAGGGATAATATTCACCATTTCTTCTATAATACCTCGCATCAGGTAAAGTTATTTGTTTAGCATCCGGAGATATTTCAATTATCCTATTATAGGATTTTTTTACATTTCTTTTCATATTAAAGATAGTTTCTTTTCAAATAGGTTTTCATAAGTTAACTTCTTAGAAGTTTGGACTAATTTAGTAAAATCAATAAAACCCATTTCACTAGGATCTTTATCTTTTAATTCCACAAGGTAAACTTTTTTACCTACATTTAGAAATTCTTCAGCGAATTCTAAAGCTCTTGTCATAGCATCAGTATCTAATGCTAAATAAATCTTTTCAACTGTAGAAGATACTATCTTCTTCATTAAAGATTTTTGAATATTTTTCCCCAATAAAGGAATAGCATTACGTTTAATACTAATAGCATCAAAGGGACCTTCGCATAATATAATAGGAAGATTCCAGTTTATAAAAAATTCAAAAGGTATAATGTCCCTTGACCAGCTGGGGTTTCTATATTTTATATAGGGATCTTTTTCAAATGATCTAGCTGTAAAATAATTTAAATTACCATTAATATCATAAGATGGGATAATTACCATCTTAGCATATAGACCATTTTCGCAATACCCTATATTATATTTTATAATATCATTATCAGTTAGTCCCCTACGTTTAAGGTAGGAATATGCATGTTTAGCTATGATATCATTATTATTTAATATACTACTATACTCCTTAGGTAAACATAGAGTATCTGCAGGTACACCGTGTTTATCTTCATAATCATATACTTTAACTAATGACTTTAATTCCTGTAATTTAGAATTATCAGCATTAACTTTTTTAAATAATGTAATTAATCTACTTCCTTTAGTATTGCATACCCAACAGTTCCAAGGATTAAGTCCTTTTTTATTAACTGTAAAGTTAATCTCCAGTTTAGGTTTATGGTGGTTACAGAAGGGACAAGTATAAGCATAATTACCCCGCGCAGTTTTTCTACCTCCTCCTAATACGGAGTTGGCTAAATTTACTAACAAATCATTTATCATATTAGTCTTTATAATTCTCTAGATCAGATCTAAAGAATTTCCCCAGTATGTTGCTATTAATATACGAAGGATTTTCTAGGACTTCAAACATCATTTGAAATTTTGTTTCACTATATGTAAGTTCTTTTTTACTATAGCAAATTTGTATAATTTCACGTTTAAATTCTTCTTGTTTGTTTTCTTTAATTAGTTCTTTTATGTAATCATGAGAACCAAAATACGTTTTCCAATTACCTTCTTTAACTACTTTTCTCCATCTTTTATACCCCTTAAGAGGTGGAAGTTTTTTATTAAAAAATAATTGTTTTTTACCAATATACTTCTTACCTGATGGTACATGAGTTACTTCATAAATAAAACCAAAAGTGTTTTCTGGAAAATGAGAAATATCTATTATTTCTTTTCCTTTGTAAATCCAATTCATTAAAACATATCTAAATTAACCATTATTGTTGTATCAGTAAACTGCGAAACCGGGAGAGGTCTAGCCAGTTTTGCTGTAGCTAATAAATCATAATTGTTATTATACATTCCTACTGTAGTGATGTAGGGTTGGAAAAATGAACCTGTAGCAAAATCATAATAAGTGTTACTATTAATATTACTCCCTGATATTAAGGTAGGGTTTAAAGAGTATCCAAATTCATTTTCACTAATACGAGCAGCATACTGTACTTCATTTAAAGTTAAAGTACTTTCAAATGAACAAGTAACTTTTGAGCCCGTCATAAATGCATCAAACCCTGGAGATACCCCATATAAATCAGTACCATATATGGCTGTACCATACAGAGAGTCATATGCATCTTCACTTTCTACCGTTACTACAATAACACCATGTTCATATATAATATTACCTAACTGGTTCCCATCCTGATCAAATAAATTTCCCTCACCATCATCTGTCATTATAGTGGTATCTTCCTCGTATCTAAAGGTATTAGGTTTAATATATTCACCAAATAATTTAGATGGTATAGATATCACTCCTATTCTGGCATTTGATTGTGTAGGAAATTCTCTTCTAGGTACTAAATCTGATGATAAATAATTATAATAATTAGTTGTGCGTCTTGAATTCGTTATAGTTCCATCATTATTAAAAGAAGCAGTAGTAGCAATACTACCAGATGAATCTAATAAAAAATTAGAATAATATAATTGTTTTATAGAGTCATATAATAATCTTTCAGGAATAGATGATATCTGACCTGTTACAGGTTCTGATAAAATTGTATTAGTAGCAGGAGAATTTTTAGCAATAAATCTATCTATTCCTACGTTAGAACCTGTAAACTGTGAAGCCCCCCTAAAAGTAAAACTTTTATTAACTTTAAAGGGTGATATTACTACATCCTTTGAATTGAATTGTTTGAACGAACTCATTCACTTTAAAAGTCTAATTTAACCCTAATTAGTGCTTCTTTAGTGAAGTCCTTTAAAAGAGGTCTAGATAATTTAGCTGTAGCTAATAGTTCATTTGCAGCATTATACATTCCAATTGTAGTGATATATACTTGGGGTTGATTAATAAAGTTACTGTAAACTAATTCTCCAGTTGAGCCCGATATAAATGAAGGGTTTTCTGAATAGTTAAATTCCCCATTCCCCAGTCTAGCAAAAACAAAATCAGATGTAATAGTTTCCTGAGAATTAAGTTGAAAATTACCACCTAATCTAATTGCATCATAAAGAGTTTGATTATTTAAACCATCAGAATTATTGGTTCTATTAGCGGCAACATGAATTGATTGGGATATGGCATTAGGATTTAATAATATAGTTCCTATATCTGGTAGGAATAATCCATATGATCCACTATTAGCAACAAATCCATCTGTACCTACGGCTTTACCATTAGATCCAGACACTACTTGAAGTACCCTAGTAGAACCAAGAAAAGTGTTTACTAAAATATCCTTAGAATCATTAGTAAGATGAATTTTCTTAAATCCTCCAGATCCAGATAAATTTAAGTTAAAGGTTTCGGGAAATAAAGATTCTTTATATCTTGCTCTTTCTACGGAAATTGCGTAGAAATTTTCGGCTGTTAAAGTATTAGTACCACTACCAAAAATAAAATTGGCGTTTTCATCTTCTAATACCAATGCTCTATATTGCCCAAAATTAGTTAAAGTGGGAGTTTTACCTGTTACACCTGAATTATAATAAACTGAACCACTTCCTTTTTTATCAGCATATGCTATATCAAATTGAACATCTGCTAATGAAGCAGATAATGCAGGATCAACTTGATATACACTCATGTAAAAATCTCCAGAAGATCCATTCTTTTGAATGGACGAAGTGAAAAAATTAGTTAAAGTAGGATTACCTGTTGACCAAGCTGGTCCAGTTATAGCATCGCTACTTACAACTATGTCTGTAGATGAAAAAGCTTTAAAACTCATTATACGTTAGTTTTTGTTATTGTTAATGGAATAGTTATTCTAGCACCTGAATCTAAACCCACAAAAGTAAGAGTAGTTCTAATTTGAGCCCCAGTAGCTGCATTAGTACCAAATAAAGTATTTACTGTAGTTGCTCTTAAATTAATTTGAGAACCAATTACTGTTTGTGATAAAGTAGTTCCTAAAGTTTGGTTAACTGTAGTATTTTGAGCAGCTGCTGCTGGTGTATCAATACCAATTCCTGTAAAACTATTAAGTACTCTAACATCGGCTATAGTACATGAATAACCTGAAGTTTCATTTGCTTGTGCAGCTCCTAAGTAATTTAAAGTTTGGGGAGTTATAGCTAATGAAGCTCCTTGTTTTAGTGTAATAGCCGCATATCCTAAATCTAGTACTGGTAGTTTAGCTGTACCTCTAGGCAAAGTAGCTAATTTATATTTCATGATTTGGGTATCATCTGGGAAAGCTTCTAATAATGGCATATTTTCTATAGCCTCACCATAAAAAACCGAACCCGAAGGGTGGTTTGGATTATAAAGTGTGTAATCTATTTCATCATCCGCAACCGCAAATTGTGTAATTTGAAAAGAACCATCATTTTTAGCTAACAATTCTCTTCCTTTTTTAGTAAGGATAGCATCAACTGTTACTATCTGATTATTTAAATATCCCATTTTTAATTTTATTTATAAATATATTAAGTTAAATTTTCCTATTTATTAGTTAAAACTCCTTCTTTAACTAAATCAGAAATTATTACATCTATGTTTTGACCTAATTCTTCTGATATTAATTTATTTTTCATTACTCCCTTAGTAGTAGCAAACGAAGCAGAAGGAGGAACTAAATCTATTAGTACTGAAGTTCCATCTGGATTATATCTTCTTAGTAAAAATTGATTTATATTTATATTTGAAGGCACCTCAGGGTGTACATTTAGGATATAACTACCCGAAGCATGACCCTCTGTTTCTAG